GCCCTCCGGCGCGGCGGTAGCTGACTCAACCAGGTAGAAAGGCGTTGCTCCCTTGGCCAGCTTTTGCATGTCGCGGCCATTGTCCAAAAGTATGCAATCTGGCGGTCCAAAGTTTGCTTGCAACTCTATGAGTGTGGGTTGGCTCAAGCGGCCTCCTCGGAGAGTTCGCGGAGGAGGACGGCTTCCACTTTGGAACTGCGGCGCAACCCTAAAGCAACGAGGCGGACGTGGCTGGGAGAGAGATCGAGTTCACGCGCCACACGGGTGTACAAACCCCGGTTGCGGTTATATTTGCGCGTCTGTGCCCGTAAAGAGATAAACTGGCGCGGTAAGGTGTCTTTCATAACCATGGTGAGGAGAATAGTCAAAATGACTCAGATTGTCAAGAAGAATTTTCATATTGACTCAGATTCGATCCATGGACGCTTATTAAAACTAAGAAAACAAAAGTTTTGTCTCCATCGATACCGGGATTTTGGCTTTGACTGATCGCGCAATTCTTTTCGGCGGCGCTCATAAGGCATTAAGAATCAAGTATCGTGACATTGTTTCGTTCACCCGATACGATTATGGGTTTGCTGTTTGTAAGGGAAATCTGACAGCGACGAGTCAGGCTTTTGAAGTTAAAGACGATCTTCCAGGCTTTCCCTTCGCTATGGTAGAGGGGTTGGCAAAACTCAAATCATCCGGTAAAACTTAAACAAAGTGAGAACGTTATGGCAATGTGTACAATTTGCGGCGAATGGGCCGGGGTTGCATCTGCCGGGCATGATGAGTGTGTAGAAGCCTCAAAAGCCGGAAAATCGATTGCGGAGATCCGCGCGATGCGCGGAGCTGCGCCCCAAGAGACTCACATTCACCCTCACTCCCTGACCGCCTTCTCGATCTTTTGGGTGGTCTTCGGCGCGCTATGGGCTTTCGCGCTGACCGCCGGCGTGGTGTATGCTCTTTTACGAGTGGTGATCTAAAAGCAGCTTTCAGCTATCAGCTTTCAGTTTTCAGTCCTCTGGTCCCTTAGTCCCTTAGTCCCTATTCCCTGCCTTTCCAGCCTCCCCGCGCCCTCCCGCGCCGTAAACTTCCCCAACTTCCGCAACCCCTTCAACCGCTTCCCGGCGCGGCGAAACGCTGCCTTATGCTCGTTTCATTGAACGCCAATCTCACCCAAAGGAGAGCGGCGGGTTGCCAGAGCGGAAGACGGCCTTCAGCTTTCAGCTATCAGCTTTCAGCTAAAAACTGGCGGCTGAGGGCTGATAGCTGATAGCTGACAGCTTTACCGGCAAGGAGCAAGAATGAAATTCAGCGCGGCGGGATTGGAACTTTTGAAGCGGTCCGAGGGCTTCCGGGCGAAGGTGTACCTGGACGCCTGCGGCTTTCCGACAATTGGCTACGGACACAGGCTTTTGCACCCGGCCAGCTTCCCGGACGGGATTGATGAAGCTGGCGCGGCTGACATTCTGGTTTCCGATGTGAATAACGCCTGCGCAACCGTGGCTCGGCTGGTGAAAGTTGCGCTCACCCAAGGCCAATTCGACGCGCTGGTGGACTTCACATTCAACCTGGGCGCGATCAAGCTCTCCGGATCCACACTCCTGAAAAAGCTGAACAAAGGCGATTACGACGGCGCGTGCGAGCAGCTCGTGCGCTGGGATCATGCCGGCGCGGTGGAGCTGGAGTCGCTCAAGAAGCGGCGGCTGGCGGAGGGCGTGCTGTGGCTCGGCTGGTGAAAGTTGCGCTCACCCAAGGCCAATTCGACGCGCTGGTGGACTTCACATTCAACCTGGGCGCGAGGGAACAGGGAACAGGGAACAGGGAACCAGGGGACCGAGGGACCATGGGACCTGGGGTCCGGGGGATTGAGTGTCTGAGGGACTGAGGGGCTGAGGGACCAAGGGGACCAAGGAGGAAAGATGGCAACGGGAGTTATTGTACCGATCATCAATCAGGCGTTTGACGGATTGACGAAGATCATCGGCGAATTTCACATATCGCCGGAGGAAAAGCAGCAGGCCGCGCAAGCCCTGGCGGCCGCTCAAGCCCAGGCACAGCAATCCGCGGTCGATTACGACGTGAAGATGAACGACATCGCCGGGCAAAACATCCGCTCGGATGCGGCAACTGGGGACAAATATACCCAGCGCGCGCGCCCGAATTTCATGTACGTGGTTGAGCTGATCCTGGCTTTCAATTACATCGTGATTCCTTTGGTGCAGGCTTGCACAGGCAAAGCGCTGGCGCCGATGGTGTTGCCCGCCGATCTATTGACGCTCTTCGGAGTTTGTGTCACAGGATACGTCTTCAACCGCACCGCCGAGAAGGTCGCGGCGATGCCGGGAGACTCCCAGGTGAGCATCTTGGGGCTGACGAAAATTTCAAACAAGTCTTAAGCCGGGCGACGACAGGGACTAAGGGACTGAGGGACCAGGGGACCGAGGGACCAGGGGACCAAGTGAAAGGGGAGCGGCAATGCATTTTCTAACGAATCTTTTCTGGTTTGTAGCGGCTTTGATTGTTGTGCTGGCCGTGGGTGTGATTTTCGCAGTGAAGATCAAGGCGCGGGTGGCCAAGCTGGAAGCGGACTTCGAGGCTCGCGTGAAACGCCTGGAAGCCAGAGTTGAAGCCAAAGTCCAGGCCAGGCGCTGACGGCTGATAGCTGATAGCTGATAGCTGATTTTGAGAACGAAAGGACAAGGAACGTGGCACAAGAGACGCGGTACAAAGGCACGGTGAGGTGGTTCAACGACGCGAAGGGCTACGGCTTTATCGGCCGGGAACACGGCCAGGACATTTTTGTGCATTATTCGGCGATTGTGCCCAAGGGTCACAAGAAGCTGGTCGAGGGTGAGCAGGTGGAGTTCGGCATCGTCATCGGCGAGAAGGACAAGCCGCAGGCGGATAAGGTTGTGAAGATCTAGCTTTCAGCTTTCAGCTATCAGCTTTCAGCTAAAAACTGAGGGCAGAGGGCTGAGGGCTGGGGGCTTAACGGAATACCCCATAGCAGAGCGTAGTGACCCCAGATTGCCAAAAGGTTTGATGCCGGCTTCTACCTGGGGAACTCAACCAACCAACCTTCCGCCGCCTGGATCGAACCTGGGCAGGCGGCGGAAGCTAAAAGCTGAGAGCTAAAAGTCGATGGCTTCTTTGCGCATCCAGTTCGACGGAATCGACCGGCTCCGGTACCTTGCGGTACGGGCGCGGATTCGGGCGCAGGCGGCTGGGTTTGCTTGTGAAAACGACTGGGGCGAGGCGACAGACCACGGCGTCACGATTCAGTGGACCTATCAGGAAGAAGATCGGCGATTGGTTTTTATTTGTTTCAAGCGGCCCTGGTGGGTGACGGAGCTGGTGGTAGGAAGCCGGATACGCGGATTGATGGAGGCGTTGTAATGAGAGGGACCAAGGGACTAAGGGACCAAGGGACCAGGTTTGGCACCTTTGGGGATGTGAAAAAAGTGGGGATCGGAGTACGTTGGTCAGGGATCAGGCTGCTGTGGCTGGCGGCGCTGGCTTTGAGCGGCTTTATGGCGAGCTGCGGAGGCGGCGGGGGCGGTCAGTACGCCTTTGCGCAGGGCGCGCCGGCGGCGTTGCCGTATGGAACCTTTTATTCGCCGGAGACGAATCTGGAAAAGCTGGACGTGGGCGCGCTCGGCTCAGCGGGAGCCGGCATCGATCTGGCGGCATTCTGTTTGAGTGACAAGGCGATCATCGCCGCGCTGGCCGACAGGGCCGCGCATGGCGTGCAGGTGCGCATTTATCTGGACCGAGGCGAGCTGCAGGCGCAGTGCCGGGGCGACGCGCTGTGCGCGCGGTCTCCGCTGCATAGCCTGATCGGGCTGCCGGGAGTACAAATCAAAGTCAAAAACTCAAAAGTGCTGATGCATCTGAAGAGTTATGCGGTGGATACCAGCGATGCCAAAGGCTTTCATCGCTACCTGGTGCGAGACGGATCGGCGAATTTCAGTGAGCAGGGCGAGATGAGGCAGGATAACTCCGCCGTCTTCACCCTGGGAACGCATGAAGACACCGTCTTCGAGACCAAGTTTCAGGCGATGTGGGGCCGGCCGGACAATTTGACGGTGGCGGGGGCGGTTGGGGGATCTTGAGCTTTCAGCTTTCAGCTCTCAGCTTTCAGCCATCAGTAAAAACCCGGAAAGCGCAGAAAAGGCGAAACCGGGCTGGAAGGCACAGATTTAGGTTTTGGCGAATCCGGGGTGTTACCGGACGCGGTTTTGAGATGAACGGCCCGACGCGCCGATTTTGGGGCAGCGCTGGGGCAAATTTTGGCTTGGTCTGACCTCAAGAGCGACTTTTAGGCTTGGGAAGGGAAAATGACGACCATGGAGACTCTCAACTTGGGTGGCGGGGCGGGGCGGCGGGCGGAGTTTTCGCTCGGCTTCCGGAGCGGATGGCTAAAAAAGTTGGAAGTGGCCATCTATGGAGCGGGCGGGATGGCATTGGCGGCGGGTGCCTATGAAGTCTTCCGTAACCAGCCGGATAAGAGTTTTCAGCTTTTGCAGGTTTGGGGTCCAGCCTTCCTGGTTGCGCTGGTGGGCATTTATGTCTACGGGCGCATCACTGAGAGCCAGATACAGGCTACCCGCGAGAGTTTTGGCGAGCTGGCCGCAAGCATACGGGGAGCCGTGGAGGCCTCCGCTCAGACGGCGGCGGCAATGAATCGCATGGCTGAGGTCAGCGGCGAGACAAATCGGGAGACGCAACGATTGGCGATGTTCGCCGCTCAGCAGGGCCAGGAGATTACAGATCGGCTCGATCGGCAGGATGAGGTGTTGTCGGAAATCATGCACAGCATGAAGGGCGTGCATTCAATGTTGAGTAAGGAAAAAGCCGCTTTGGACGCCAAGGAAAAAGAGATAGGGGGTACGGTTTGATGAGTCTTCAATCTGAGCGCAGTGAGCAATTGATCCGCAGGCAGCGCCGCATCATTCTCACGCTGATTCGTGAGAACCATGAGTCTCAAAACTCCAGATATACGGGCAGCGAGATCTGGGGGATGATGCTGAAGATCCGCCAGACCGTGGGCAAGTTCCAAGTCAACACGATGTTGCAGGATCTCCAAGCGCTCGGCTACATCGATTTCAGATCACAGCACGACGAGGATACCGGCACGCTGCTGATCACAGAGATCGTGCTGACCGCTGAGGGTCTGCGCTTCTGGACCCGCCACAAAAGCAATGAGGATGTGCTGTTCGATTGACCTTGGGCATGTTCAAAAATGATGCGGAGTGGCACCCCGCGGCATTCTGAAACTAGAAGCAAAGCGCCGAAAGTGCCCAAGCGCGTTTGCTGAAAGCTGATAGCTGAAAGCTGAGAGCTAACCAATGACCAAGCCCAGGCCAAAAACCGGAGAGCAGCGGCGAACGAAGCAACCGCTCAAGATCGACCGCCTGCCGCAGGCCGCGCAGGAGGCGATTCAAACGCTCTATGGCCGGGGCCGGACCTGGGTGGAGATCGAGGAGCAATCGGCGCGGCCGTACAGCGCGGAGTGGGAGAAAGACGGCGGCGGCTTCATCGACTGGCCAAATGTCGATCCGGAGGCGCTCGATCTCTTTCCGGGGCTGAAGCTGCCCAAATCAACCCTCCAGCGCTGGTTTGATCTGCGGGTGAGCCAGGTGCGCAGCCAGGTGATGGCAGAGAGCGCCAAGACGCGCGTGTGGATCGAAGCTCTCGCCGGCAAGGATGTGGCGGGGACGAACGCGGCGGTGATGAACGCCATGCGGGATCAAGCCTTCAGCTTGCTGCACACCGTGGCTCCGGGAGACCAGGAAAAGTTTCTTGAGCGGCTGACCCAGCTCACCCTGGGCCTTTCCCGCCTCCAGCGCGTGGATCTACAAGCCAAGCGTGTGGACATTGATTCTCGCCGGTTGAAGATGCTTGAGGACCGCGAGGTTAAGGCGCGCAAGCTCCTGGAGGAAATTGACGGCGGCGACGGCAAGCCCGCCGTGACTCTCACCCGCGAAGACCTGCTGGAAAAAGTGAGGGAGATTTATGGAGCCGTCTAGCCAGGTTTTCCTCAAATACCAGCAAGACTGGATCAACGATAAATCCCCGCTCAAAATCTGGAAAAAGGCCCGGCAGATCGGTTTCAGCTTTTGTGCAACCTTTCGCTCGATTACCGATATGGTGCGTCACAAGACGCTATGGATCGCGCTCAGCGCCGGGCAGCGCCAATCGAACGAACTGGCCCACAAGGCGCGGGAGCACGTCGAGGCGATTGCGCAAATTGAGCAGGCCGCGCGGGGCTTCGAATTCCATGATGAGGAAATGACCGGGATATTTGAAGAACATATGCGCCCGGATGGGATTGTGGTAGGCGTCGAACTGACCCAGTCGGTGATTCACTTCCCGTCTAATAAGTCGCGCATGATCTTTCTGCCAGCTAACCCCGACACGGCTCGCGGCTATACTGGCAACGTCCTGGCGGATGAATTTGCCTTTCACAAAGATGCCAAGCGAATCTACGCGGCGATTTACCCGTCGGTGACGCGCGGTTATTCAATCGAGATCGGCTCAACCTGCTTTGGCGAGTCAGGAATGTTTTACGAGCTGAGCGAAAAAGAAAATGGCTTCAGCAAACACTGCACCACGATCTATGACGCCGTGGCCCAAGGTCTCAACGCCGATGTGAAGAAATTGCGCGAAGGCTGTCCGGATGAGGATATTTGGGAGCAGGAGTACTGCTGCAAGTTCATCTCCGACGCTTCAAGTTGGATTACCTGGGCGCAGATCCAGGCGGCTGAGTCAATCTTCGCTACAGCTGAGCTGCCGGACACTTTCAAGGCTATCGGAGAGCTGAGCCTGGGTGTGGATATTGGCCGCATCAAGGATTTGACGGTGATCTACCTGCTCGAAAAAGTCCTCGGAGTTAATTGGACGCGCGCGATCATCCGGCTTCGCGCCACGCCCTTTGCACTTCAGCGCAAACGCATCGACTGGTTTTTCGAGCATCTGCCCATTCGCCGCGCTTGCATCGATGCAACCGGCATCGGTATGCAACTTGCCGAAGAGACTCAAACCAAGTGGGGAACCTGGCGCGTGGAGCCGGTCACCTTCACCCTGGCGGTCAAAGAAGATCTGGCGGTCCGGACGCGCCGCGCTTACGAAGAGGGCACAATTCGCAACCCTGATGACCGGGATCTGCGCGGCGCCGTTCATGCCGTGCGCCGCATTCCAACCGCGGCGAATAACTTCCGCTTTGATGCTGATCGCACTGAGGCCGGCCACGCGGATGAATTTTGGGCGCAAGCTCTGGCGCTTCTCGCGGGCGATAATGGCGGCGTCTGTACCCTCAAAGGCGTGCAAGCCTCCGAAAAGCCAACCTCTTTTTCGCAGTTGAAAGGTTACCTCTGATGCCCCAAACCAGTTCTGATGAAAAGCTCTCCGCCGTTCCGCCGATGCCGCCCAGGGGTGAGCTGCTCTCTAGCAGCAGCCTCTACATGCAGCAGCTCTCGCTTTACCGGAACACGCTGGCCTTTGGAGGCACGCGCAATCCCTCGGACATCTACAGCAGCATGGCTTACAATCTGCCGCAAACCATGGCCTACTTTCGCGAGCTGGAAGACAAAGACCCCGATGTCAGCAACTGCCTGCATACCCTCAAACTCACCGTGCTGGAGCGTGACCGCAGCGTGCTGCCCGCGCCGCGCGATGAATCGGCGCAGGCGCAGGAAGTCAAGGAATTCATCGAAGAGCAGCTCGGCAAGATTGACTTTCACGCCGTGCTCGATTGCATCCTGGATGCGCCGGGTTACGGCTTCAGCGTACAGGAGATGATCTTTGACACTTCGGAGGGCCAGGCGGAGCTGGTGAGTATCAGCGATTGCCCGCAAGAGCTTTTCCTTTTCGGCAACCGCTTTTATCCGCAGGTGGGGCAGCTTCAACTTCTGGATAATCCCTGGGCTAGCGAAGGCAGGCCGATGCCTGAGCAGAAGTTTCTGATCTTCAGCTATCGTGGCCGCAGCCGCAACCGCATGGGGCGTCCACTGCTCAAAGAAGTTTTCTGGCCAAGCTGGTTCAAGCGGAATATGGAACGGCTCTGGATGCAGTATGCCGAAAAAGGCCCTGGCACGGCTGTGGTGCATTACAACGATGCCGACAATGAATCCGAGCGCAAGCAGGCGGTGAATATCGCTCAGGCGCTCACGGACAGCGTGGCCGTCGCGGTTCCGAAGGGCTTCGAGTTTGAGCCGGAGCTGCTCAAGATCGCGCGCAGCCAGAATCCGGAGGTTTACGAGAACTTTTGCAAAGCCAAGCAGTATGACATTGCGCGCGTGATTCTGGGTGAGACGCTAACCAGCTTCGGCAACGAGGGCGGCGGCGGCTCCCGCGCCCAGGGCCAGACTCATGCCGACACGCTCGACTCGCGATCAGTGGAGCTATGCCGCAGTCTCCAGAGCATCATCAATCTGCAGCTCATCAAGCCGCTGGTGCTGTGGAACTTTGGGCCGAAGGCACCGATGCCCGTCTGGCAGTTCGATCTGGAAGAGGCGGAAGATCTCTCGCTCTGCATCACGGTGGACAGCGCGTTGCAACGCATGGGTTACAGCTTCACCGCTGGCTACGCCTCGGATCGCTACGACCGGCCGCTGCCTCCGGGATCGACTCCAGATCAGATCCTCGTGCCAAACACCAACGCGCCGCAGGTGGCGCTCACGGATCGCTCGACGGCCACCTTTGCCGAGCGCAAGGCCGAGGCTCAAATGCGCGAAGAGATGGAGCAGTACGACAAGCTCTTCGCGCAGCTCCAGGGCGAAGCCAAGGGAATCTTTGCTCGGCGGGTGAAAGAGATTGTGAATCAGGGTACGGAATGATGGATCACGCGCAGGTACAACTCGGCGATCTGCTGGCGCGCCACCTGGCGGCGACGAACCTGCTGGGGCGGCTGCACGTCGCCCGCGTGGGCCTGGTCAAAACCAAGCGGCCGGTTCGTCTGGCCACCAGCTCGCAACTACGCAACTTCGGCGAGGCCGACGCCCAGGGCGACACCTTCAATGTCGGCTTCAGCTTCAATCTGCCGCCCACCGGCGCGGTTGACTATCTGCGCGATCTGACGCCGGTGACCCGCGATCTCTTCGACGGTCTCACCAGCCAATATCGCAACGATGCTTTCACTGTAGCCGGCGTCAGTGACCAAAAGCTGATAGCGAAGATCCGCGACGCTTTGGCTGACACGCTGGCCAAAAGCGGCTCGCCGGCTGATTTCCGCAAGGCTGTGAATGCAATGACCACGGAAGCCGGCGTGGAGGATCTCGCCGCCTTCGAGCTGGACACGATCTTCCAAACCAACTGCGGCAAAGCCTACAGCGCCGGCCGGCTGGAGCAGATGCAAGAGCCGTCGCTGATGGAGGCCTTGCCTTACTGGCAGTACTGGACGGCCGGAGATCTGCGCGTGAGGCCGGCACACGCCGCTCTGGATGGTTTCTGCGCCCGCGCCATTGATCCGGTGTGGCTGCGCATCTATCCGCCCAACGGATTTAATTGCCGATGCTCGGTGATTCCCGTGCTGCCGGAAGATGCGCCGCCTGGAAGTGATGAAGGCGGCATTGAAAGGCTTCCGATATTGGCTGAATTCGCGCGTCCGCCTGGCTGGCATGGCCTGGCGGGAGTGTAACTTTCCCAGCTTCTGCAAGTGCTTCAGGTACGGCACGGAGAGTCTTTTCAGAGAGGTAGGGTGATTGCATGGCTTCGTTGACCAAGATAGTGGACGGCAAACCTCTGGAAGCGGATCAATTCGCTTATGTGGGCGATGCACAGGATATTTCCACATGGCATCTGCCCATCGACGCGGATCATATTGACTCCGCCGTGAAGATGTTTGGCCATGAAAAGAATGTGCCGGACTCTGAGAAAGCCGCCGTCGCCCGCAAGATCGCAGCCAAGGCCAAGAAGGCCGGAATCGACACCGCAGATTTTGAAGCTAAGTATGCGCGCACTCAGGAACATGGCGAATCGCCGCGCGGTTGGA